GAGCTAGAAACTTTTAGAACAGTTGCCGCAGTCAGGTAACTATAAAGGCCACCTTCTGCCCATATGGTTTCCAAACTGTTTCCAACAATAGGGTTGTTACCAAACTTAAAAAGCGGATAGTGACCCGTAATTTGACCACGGGCCACCTGTAGCTCAAATGGCTCAGATGTTCCAATCTGTGTTATGGAACGAAAGTTAGCCATACTCTTTTCTCATATAGAGAATAATTGTGTAAGTATCCGCGCTCGTATGACCTATAGTTGTAAAAGCAACATCACCTGTTTTTCCAGCACCTGCGTTATTGGTCAGGCCACCGAAAACAGTGTAATCATGATTGCCGCTTTGATTTTCACCTAGTTCAATACAAAATTGGTCAGAAGTTGCATCCCATAAGATTTGCACTTTCATACCAATACACTGCCACCAAATACGCTCAATAGCCACACCTGTACAGGTTCGGCCCTGAGAATCAGCAGACAACGCACTTACATCAACTTTAACAACTGCTGATTCACCAGTACCGTCAGAGATGTTGGTAAACTTCATAACAGCTTTTTTGTCACCGTCGATAAGTGTTTGGGACGTTACTGCGTCAGCCATCGTTTACACCTCCTTATGAGAGGTTACGGTTTTGTAGATACAATACCGTAACTGTAGCTGCACCCGCAGTAGCTGCTGTACCTGATTGGTTGTAAGTCACCGTAATATCAACATCAGACGTTCCGATGTCGATTAAGTTTCCAATCTGAGAAACATCAGACGTAGCAAGAACACGAGCTTGCGCACCAGCAGCTAGTGCATCTGCGTATTTATCAGCCGTTGTTCCGTCACCAATATCTAATGTGTTGGTCGTAGCCGCGTTAAATGCAGTTGTTACGTCAACAGCAATTTGATAAATCTGACTGTTAGCGGGAAGTGTAGCAACGACTGTTTCTGTGCCGTCTGCTGCGAAAACTACGTTTCCACTTTGCGCCATTAAAACAAAACCAACGTTTGCTTTGTCAGAACCTACAGTCGTTCCCGTAGTATCTCTAATAGTCCCGGCTTTAATGGGACCTGAAAAAGTTGTAGTAGCCATGTGTATCTCCTGTCGTGGCTAGTGTCAGCCGCACCATGCGACTGTCAGGGATAAAACCAGAATAACATAATTAAGACAAAAAGAAAGGGGCAACCGAAGTTGCCCCCAAAGTCCAACAGGGAGGTAATACCTCACTGTAGCACACTTTATGCTCCGGGTGAACCGAATACTGCGCGTGGATCACTAAAGCCGAAGCTGTAGCGTTCACGAGCCTTAAAGCGCATGTTGCCTGTGTCGAAGTCAGCTTCCATGTTCGTTCTCATTGCAGAACGCTCAAAGTGCTTAAATCCGTTAGGCGCATCAGTTTTGATGAAGAACGCATCTGGGTCTGTCAAGAAGTGGTTAACAGTGTAACCCTCTGGAAGCATACCCATGTTGCGAATCGCGTTCACATCATTGTCTGCTGTGCCAACACGAAGAGTCGATTCCAACAAGCGATCTGCAACGAATTGCAGTTGTGGTGGAATGATCAACTTGGTGCCACGTAGAGCAATGATCATGTTGCGTTCATCAACGAAGGTAGAGATGTCAATCAAAGCATTCTCAAGCGAAGTTTCGTTCAAGTCTGCTGCGGTTGACGGCTCATTGCGGAACGTACCACCACCAGCTAGTGGGTGGTCAGTTGCACAAAGTTCTTTGCCGTCACCGCCAGTGAAGTTTGCATCAAATGCATTGTTCAATGTCGCAGCAGCTTTAACCTGCTTAGTGTGAGCCATAGATCGGGCAAGAGCCTTTGTATAGCGTGCGCCAAGACGATCATATAGATTGTCTTCAATTGCTTCTTCAGTTAATGCAAAAGCCAAAGCGACGGTTTCATGCGAATAACGGGCAGTGTATGCTTCGTTAGCGTCATCAAAATCGACTCCAGCTCCTTCAGTTTTTGTTGGAGCGTTGCCAAATCCAACCAACATCACTTCTTCTTCGAAAGCTCGATCCGAGGATTCTGTATCAAAGATTTCAGCGTGTTCGCCTTCATAACGAGCATACTCCATTCCGAACAAGGCATTGAGGCCCGGCTCTAGCTCTTTAACGAGTTGTGAACGTGATATAGCCATAACTCAATCTCCTTATGCTAACCCAGCGCCTTTGACGCCGAATATATGGTTACCGATAACAACTTTCACGTTAGTGTTAGCTGACGAAACGTCGCTATTCTCAGGATCTTGAGAAATATCAATGGCTTTTAGAGGTAGCGTAGTTGCTGTGCCTCCATCAGTCACTTTCAATTCAGCACCAGATATACCTGTTACGGTACTTCCAGCACTTGTATATACGACATCAAAATTACCCAACAAATCTGCAATTGGGAATGCCGCATCTGCTTGAATTTCAAAAACAACCATAGGGTCATCAATGATAAAAGCAATGATATCTGAAGCATTAGTGCTTGCAGGGTAATAGTTACTAAATGTTACCTCACCAGATGTAGGATCTGTGTAAGTGCAACCGTTGAACACACCAACAATAGGTACTGTTCCGCCATCGGCGTGTATTTCTACACCGCCACCAGTGACTTGCATTACCATGTCACCTTGGAAGATAGATGTACCGTAGTTTGCGGCGATTCTGTATCGGTTTTGTCCACCAGTGAAAGGGGTTCCCCCTATTCGACCAACAGGACGTAAACCGAAGGCAGCATCTTGATTTGCCATTTTTACTCTCCTTCAGAGTTTTTCGCTGTATTTCGGACTGAGCCGAAGCTTACAGAGGATTTACGTTGTGGAGCAAGTTTCGGCATGGCTGGATTGTTTTCACGCATCCAATCACGATCCACTGCTTCCATTTGTTGTTGAGAGACACCTTGATAGTGCCTATTCCGCTGCTCTGCCATTTCGACGGGGATACGAGCGAGAACAAGACCACCAACACCAATGGTGCCAGCGTTACGTCCCTCATCTACTACAGGCCCTACATAATCGGGATACTCTTCAGCGCGAACGAGGTCCCAGCCTTCTTGCCGTTTTTTAAAAACGTTAGTTTTGTCATCGAACTCCATCACAGATTCACGAATCCAACGATGGACATATCCAATGGGAGGTTCAGGAGCGTCTAAGGCTGTACCGGGACGCCATTCTGTTTTGCGCTCTGTGCGCTCCCGCGATTGTACTTCGCGTGATGTCCTGTCAACCATATCAATCTCTCCTGTTTTGCTCTAAGCGAGCGACTTCTTTTGCATATCTTTCCAGAGGAATACGCATTTTCTTGGCAAACGCCACTTGACCGGGTGTAAGTTCCACCGACTTTTTCCGCCCTGACTTTACAGACCGTCCGTTACCAGACGCAGGAGCAACGGTCTGGGCGTTGGACCGCTTCTCCTTAAACTTATGAGGCATTTCCCTACGCATACGAGAGTCGATTTCTTTGTAGTAATCATCGCTCGTAGGGTCGTAATCTTCCTCTAATACAAGTTGCTCGTGAATTGCTTGAGCAGCGCGGGTCATGATTCTATCTGACCCAAACCATTGATTCTTTTCCATCCACCGCTCCAGCTTGGGATCACGCTGTGGCTGTTGTTGTGGTGGTTGAACATATTGCTGTTGCGGGGCTTGAGCTTGCTGCGTTTGTTGAGCTTCTTGCTCTTGATTCTGACGCGCAATTCTCGCTTTTTGCTCACTAACTTTTTCTTTTGCCATAGCAATTTTAGCTAGTGCCTGCTGTGCCTTTGCAACTTTTTCATAATCGCCAGCTTCATTTGCTTCCTGCAAAGCACGAGTAGCTTGATATTCTTGAGCGTTTAGACGGCTTTCCGCTTCATTGTTATATGCACCGTTTAATTGCTGCAAACGCTGCCGCATTTGCTGATTTTCAGCTTGCATTTGCTGGGCATACTGAACAGCAGCTTGAGCTTCCTCTGCTGCCTGCTTACGTTTTGCCGTTAGTTGATTGATTCGACGCTGAACAGATTCACTGTAGCTATCTAGCTCTTCGTCTCCTGAAGAATCTTTACGAACATTTGTTCGGGTTTCTTCTTCTTCGTCCGAAGACATTTCAATTTCAACGTCTTGATCGTCGTCATCAAAATCAACAGACGTAGCTTCTTCGATGTCTTCGTCTTCACGAATGTCTTCAGCCATAGCCATTTTCCTTGCTCTCCATTACCTTATACATAAGAAATGTCTTTTGGGTCAAGAATCGTTGCGATAATATTATCGTCATTTATAACACGAACCTCAAGACCTTCCACTTTGAACCTATTTCCAGCATATCTTCCTATAAGAACCCAATCCTTTTCATTACACCAAGGACCATTTGGGAACTTTTGGGAATCTTTATATGCGTCTGGACCCAATTTAACCACATAAGCGGCTACAGTCGCAAAGGCTTCACGGTCACGAACCTGATCTGGAACGTACAAACCGCCTTTTGTTTGCGCACTTGGGTAATAAGGAATGATGAGAACACGATAGCCTGTTGGCTGTGGCAATCTCTCTAGTGCAGATGCTTCCATTTGAGATGGATCATCTTCGTTTTTGTTTGCCGCACCTTTACCAAAAGCATTTTCTATAGGTTTTGGCATTTCTGCGTTTTCTTTTATTGCCTTTCGCGCTGCCTTTGCAACGTGATCTGGCACAAATAACTTATTAGTCATCTGCGTACTCTATGCCTTTCATCGCGGTTTTGATTTCTTGTTCAACGTAGGACATTCCGCGTATTTCGCCTACGATGTACCGATACTCGTCAAAAGCCTGTATCGAGCCATCCGCGAGCTTGTCTTTCAGACGCACATCGCGCTCACGTATGTTTTTTAAAAGATATTCTGCAAGATTTAGTGCGTCCATACCGCATATAGTATGCGATTATTTGGAAAGCACAAGTATAATTACCATAAAATCAGAAAATACCTTGGAATCTCTGGGGTCTAGCAATTCTGCTAAACCTGCTAATCACTCCACCGTTAGCTTTTTTTACTGGCTTTCTTTTTGGTTGGGGCTTTTTTGACTGCTTTTTTGGGCGCGACTTTTTGGCTTGGCTTAGGGCTATCGCCACTGCTTGCTTCTGCGGACGCCCCTCTGACTTTAGCTTCGATATGTTCGAGCTTATCACTTGCCGACTTGATCCCTTTTTCAACGGCATTGCCAACCTCCTTTGCTGCACGTTTTGCAGAACGAATTTGCTCTACAATTTTCTCCCTAACAGATGAACTCATTTTACCGTCCTTTCATTTGTGCATTCACCGCAGCAATGTCTCTCTGGGTCTGAATGCGTTCTTCAGCAACGCGGGAACGCTCATCTATAGCCTTTTCTTGAGCATCAATACGTTGCTGTGCGATTAACACGTCATTGCGCTCTTTCTCGCGCTCCATCTCCTGACGTGCTTCAAATTCACCTTGCTTACGCTGCATATCTGCGGCCTTCAGTTGCAATTCTTGCTGTCTGATTGCCACTAACGGATCTTCCGTTTGGCCCTCTGGAGACATAGCCTGCACAAGTTGCTCTGTCATATCCGCCGCTATTTGCGCGGCTCTTGCATCTATTTGAGGCTTGAATTGCATCATCATCATTTGCATTGGATCTTGTGGCATAGGCCCTTGAGGTCCCATTTGTGGAGGCTGCATTTGAGCTTGTTGTTGCATCATCTGCATTTGCTCTGGTGGAATCTGAGACATAACTTCCTGTTGTGCCTGATTTTCTGCAAGCATTCCAATATGCTCTTGAATATGCCCCTGTAGCACAACAAGAGCCTGTGGGTTCAACTGCATCGCGGGTGTGGACATAATCGCCATGTGCGTTTCAATGTGCGCCTCATGATCTTGATCAGGAAATGCCTGCAAAGGAGCGCCCATGAGAGCGTTTTGGTTCTCCTTTGATGGATTCATTGGCTGAGGCTGTGGAGGAGGCGGCAATATCGCATCAATGTTTGTTACGCCTAGTGCCTCATACATCTTACGATAAGCAGCATACAGCCCCTGTGGGCCACCATGTATCTGTGGATTAGACTGAACTAACTGTAGCTCAGTTTGCGCTAAGGCAATCCGCTGTGACATCGAAAAGATGTTTGGATCAGAAACTGGCAAAACATCAATCTGAGGTCCAAAATCCTGCACAAAAATCTCAGGACCCATCTGCATATCTGCTTGATATGGATATGCCTGCACCGTTTCTGCAAAAATCTGAGCCAGAAGTTTGAACTCAATCTTTTGTGAGTAATGAAGACGCTTGTGAATCGCGGACATAACCTTTGTCCCGCGCTCCATAATCGCCATCGTTGTGCCAACGGGTGTTTCACCGCCCATCTCACCAACCTTCAAGTCAGCCATAGACGCAAAGCGGCGTCCTGCGTCCACGAGAGTGCCTAAAAGGTTATAAAGCGTCCCTGAAGGCTCTTTGAAGGGGAGGGGCATCAGAGAGCCTTGCAGGGTGCCTCCAACCACATCGACATCGCGGAACTCACCCGGTTGTAGAGGAGCATCTTCATCACGAATACGAGCGCCACGGGCTTTAAAACCCGCAGGCAAGTTGGAGAGCGTACCTGCATCAATTAGCTGACGCAAAATAGACGTAGAGGCTTGCGCCAAACCACCAATCATATGCGTCAAGCCAAGGCCATAGAACCCCAGACCGGGCAGAAATTTATAATGTACGAAATATTGCTTCGCACTCTTAATCGGATCAGCCTCAGTGTAATTGCGG